TCTCTTCAATATTCTAATATCACTGGAATTGAGAAAACAGCGATTGAAAACTTTTATCTCGCCAGAAGCGGAGAATTTGAAGCATTTAGTTTTGACTTGTCACATATCAATGAAAGTGGTACAATAACAGCAAGATTTGACGGACCGTTACAAGTTCAACAAATTCTTTCTACAGGTTCGCAACTCACTGAGAACTTTTATACTGTATCATTTAATATTTTAGAGACTTATGACTGATGACTGCTCGCAACTATGATGTAATCTTAACTGTTGATAATGCCGCAGGGTTTCAATCTACTAATGCCTTAGTAGGTAACACCACTGCTACAGTTGGCTATATTGCTAATGTCAATACAACAACCAATCAACTTAAAGTAAAACTTAACAATGTTTTACAAGAATTTTCTTCTACAGAAGTAGTTCATTCTAACACTATCTCAATTACAGGTACTTCCAACGGTCAACTAAACTCTTCTTCAATTCCTTTCCAAGCAAATACAATGAGTGGAAATGTAACCACTGCTATTGCTACTATATCTGCAATAGCTCCCAGCGCTTTTATTGCTGAAAAGAATGCTTTTACACAAAATCCTATTGTTCGTTTATACACAGTTTACTATCCAGGTGAGTGGTATCCTCCAAACTCAAACGGTAATCCTACAGGTCAAGGAGCTGGTAAAGCTTGGCCTAACGACTTTCCAATACGGTTTTCAGAGATAATTGGTGATTTAGTATCTGACCTTCAATACAATGTTATTTTTGACACACAAACCTACCTACCATTTCCATTAAACTCTACCGCAATTGATCAGTCCAGTGATGGTAAGATCAATGAGCTAACTCTTACTATGTTTAACTTTGACAATCTTATTACACGACTGGTAGAAGACCCATTTTTAGCAGGAAATAATACTTCAAACTCAGTACAGGCAACGGTAAATGGTGAGTTAGTTCATGGAATTGATCCTCGTACAGTACCAGGGACTACAACAAATGAAGATGGTTTGAATTATGATGAGGCAATTGTTGGAACTTATGGTAGAACTAATGCTTCTTTTACTTATGACCAAACTTTAGCTGTGGGGGGAACTTGGCAAGAACAAAAAATGGATACACGTGATCTATTAGGAGGTGTGGTAGAAATTAAAACAACTTTTGCTAACTTTTTAGATTATTGGCCTGAGTATTCTACTGTTCAATATATTAATGCTAATGTTCTTGAAGTTTATAATTCGATGCCTTATCGAGTAGGAGATAACGTAGTAGCAAAAGGTACTTCTACTGAAGCAACTATTCAATCGATTGAAGAAAACAGATTTTTATTTCTCTCTAATGCTTTAGATCCGAGCGTTACTATCGATACTCCAATCTATATTGTAAATGCTCAAGCTGATACAGAGTCTTATATTGAAGATAAGTTTAAAATTGATCAACTTGAGTCTTTAAATGATTCAGTAGCTTCTTTTGGTTTAGTTTCGTGGCTACAATACTTTAGGATTGTCACTCCAAAACGCAAATACTATAAAAACACCTGCCAATGGACATACAAAGGTGCTGAGTGTCAGTATCCAGGTCCAGGAGGTTTAGCTATTCCAGGAACTTCTTTAACTTCTAATGTAAACCCCATTGCTGCAAACAATCAAGTAGCTGCAGATTCAGCTGGAGATGTTTGTGGTAAGTCACTTCAAGCTTGTACCCTCCGTAATAATCAACAACATTTTGGAGGCTTCCCTGCCACAGGACGAACAATCCCACGCGAATAAAGATACTAAATGTATTTTACCATGGATTCATCAGTATGGAGATCTTTCAGGTCAGTATGGTCTGTGCTGCTTTACCTTAAATCATGACGGTAATCTATTTGGTAAAGGCTTATCTCCTTTAGCAGCTTTTAATTCAGAAGAAATTAAATCTGCAAGACTTGAAATGCTTAAGGGTAACCAGCCAAAAGCATGTAAAGTTTGTTATGACTGGGAAGAAGAAGAAATCGAAAGCCATCGCCAGAGAATGAATCAAAGATTTCAAAACTACTCTAAACTTTACAATACAACTCTTGAAGATGGAACTGTAAAAACACCGCCTATCTATTTAGATTTTAGGTTTGGCAACTTGTGTAATTTTTCTTGTAGAATGTGTGGATCTTATGCTTCTTCTTCTTGGTCAAAAGAAGATAAGCATCACGGAACTCTTAAACAAGATGCTCCTAATTCTTATGATCCATGGACTGAAGATGAAAAATTCTGGAATGATATAGAGATGATAAAAACTCATATTAGAGTTTTATATTTTGCTGGGGGCGAACCTTTTGTACAAGAGGGACACTACAAGATGTTACAGTTTTTAGTCGATAATAATTGTAGTAAGAATATTGACTTATCCTATAATACTAATTTATCTTACAAAGGATCTTTTAAAGGTTATGATATAGAAAAACTTTGGTCTTCTTTTAAAAGTATTGACTTATGGCCGAGTATAGAAGGATTTGATGAAAAAGCAGAGTATGGTAGAAAAGGTCTTGATATAACATTATTTAAAAAAAATGCTGAAAGATTTTCTAAATATATTACTTCTTACTCTTTAGTGAGTAGTATTTACTCAATTACCAGTAATATAGAATTAATAAAATGGATTAAAATACATAAAAAATCTTTTAATATTACTAATTTAGTAAATCCTCCTTATCAATCTACTACAATATTACCGACTGATCTTAAAAAAGATATTATTCAAAAGTATCGATTACAAATTTTTGAAATTCAAGATTTAAGTGAGCATGAAACTAAAGATATTATTGGTTCTTTAAAATATATGAATTCAAGAGATGATTCTCATCTTCAAAAACGATTTAAACAGGTTAATACCAGAAGTGATTTATATAGGAATGAGTCTTTTGAAGCAACTTTTCCAGAGTTATCAGAATGGTACAAAAATATTTAGGTTTACGCCATATCTATGGCGATATAGACTGTATTGAACTTATAAAACACTTTTATAAAAATGAGTTAGATCTTGACTTTGAACTCCCAACTTATCCTAAATCAAGAGAGTGGATGAAGCATTTTACAACTGATCATGTTGACGGATGGGCTTCAAAGTGTGCTGTAAAAGTAAAATTGACAGAAGCAAAAAACTATGATGTAATAGCATTTAAGTCAGCTAAGTCAAATTTAGTAACACATTTTGCTTTATTCTTAGCACCAACACAAATGCTTCACATAGAGGAGGGGGGAGTCTCACGTGTTGAAACTTTATCTCAATATTGGGTAGAGCGAATACACTCCTTTTATCGCCATGAAAAAATGGTATGATTCATATATAAACTTTCCTTATAGACATTTAGGTACAGATCCAGAAACTGGTATAGACTGTTTTAACCTTTGTCGATTAGCCTTTAAAAATGAACTTGGTATAGAAATACCTTTATCTACTGCTGATTTTTGTAAGATTGTAGATGAAGACTGGTATCAAAAAACTCATGATCAGTTTTTTGAAGATGGTGCCAGATTAAAACTGGAAAATTTTAGTTGGACTAAAGTGTTAGAACCTAAGCCTTTTGATGTAATTACTATGAGTATGGGCTCTACTAATGTAACTAATCACTGTGCTCTATATTTAGGTGATGGCAAAATACTTCAAACTATGTTACACCGTACAAGCGGAATTTGGCCTTACAGAGGACCATTTAAAGAATACACAACAGGGATTTATAGATGGAAAGATTTACAAAATTAACTGAGGCAATGAACGCTCACGCAATGCAAGATTATCCACGTGAGGCAGTAGGTATTGTAACTAAAGATTTTAATTATATTCCTTGTAAAAATATAAGTCAAAGCCCTAAGATTACTTTTTTTCTTGATCCTGCTGATTTAGTAAGATATGACGGTAATATATGGGGCATTTTTCATTCCCATCCAGGTGCAGAACAACCTATTCCCAGTAAAGAAGACAAAGTTAGTGCTGCTTTTCAACAATACAAATTTTTAGTTGGCTTCAACAATAAATTTTACATATACTGGGTAGAAGATAATATTAACGCACTAAAATTTGACGAATTCAAGGAAGAGCATCTTGTTAGCAACTCTTAAGGTACATTCAGCATTTTGTAAACATTTTGATCAGCTTGAGTATAAAGTTGATGCAAATACTTATGCTGATTTTGTTCCTTACTTGTCTGCAATGCACCCTCGGTTTAGAAACTATATGTTACAAATCGATACTCAAGAAGCAGATGAGTCTTTTTGTTTTTTAGATAAAGACCTTAACATTATTGATGAACAAGCTTTATTTATTAAACGAGTAAGTGATGATGAAATAGTTTATCTAGTGCCAGCTATTACAGGTGGTGGCGGTAAAAGAGGATTTTTAATTTTTGCTATGATTGCTGCTGCTTTTATTGTAGCTCCTGCAATAATGGCAGCTGGGCAAAGCTCTTTAATGG